AGCCGTTATAGGAAAGTGCATTTTAAGTCGGGGCTCAAGGCTAAAAGAGCATCACGCATGGGCACTTTGGACCATTGAGTTTATGGTTGGTTCAGGTTAACTGTTAGCTATTGTGTGGCATTACATGTGTGGACAAAAGCAGTCAATTAGTCATCTGGTGAATTTGAATCAGCTCATAGTGACATCAACACTTATCCATCAGCTTATGCAATCTTGACTTCTTCTAACGTGCATTTCATTAACTGCGTCGGGAAAGAAAGATCAAAGAGAATCTCTGCTTTATTCTCCATTATTAAGTCCTTAAAAGATTCTTTGTCTTTATTTAAGCTCGGTAGCTCATAGATGTGTGATGTACTAGTGAGAGTTCATGAGTTTAACAGTGCTGGTTTTGATTTGAGCAATGCAATAGCTTTCGGATTAGCTCTTGCGTGATTGTCTGTTCATACATATTCAGCTCCTATGGGATAGTTATCAACTACCATAATGGCTCCATTCAGTGTATTAGCACTTTCTCACGAGACCAAATAAGCGGTGTCTGCAACAACGTTTTCTCTTAAGGTCGTTCCATGCATAACCAATGTTGGTCAAACAGTTAAGACTACTGTTCCAATGCTAGTCGTTGTCATGTCAACTTGAATGCAGTTGTTGTCGTGCTAATAAGTAGTGTATCTACTAAGATTTTGAGCTCTGTGAGAGTGAATTTCCTGCCCTCCAATGACTTTCATGGAGATCGATGTGTGAGCAATATGTAGATCTTTCGTCTCACGCTCAATTTGAAGCATGTCAGAAGCACTGTTGGAGACATCAAAGTGATGCGTATAGAACACTGCTTATGCATTTAAATCACAAAGAAGATCTACGAAGGAGTTTAAGTGCAAGTAGAAATCGGCCATGCAAGATATCATAGCAACACTGCCTATAATAAAGCCTGCTTATCTCAGTTCTGCAAAGTCAACCTCTTCTAGCTTCATTTAAAGGAAAATCTGGGTTGCTGAGTCTATGAGCATATGGAAATTATCTTCATCAGCTGCACCAACTACGGGATTCACATATATGACTCACTTCCTTGGATCAGTGGGCACTATTTCTCTACTGGGTCAAGAACCTACAATGATAATTGTGTCGTATTTTTGGATGAAATTGTCTCATGCATGTTGCCAGAACTTTGATCATGCTTACCTGAAGTACTCATGTTCATTAATAACTCACATAACTGCGGGATCTGACAGTGCTTCTCCTGCTATAGCTTTGACTAATGATTCTCCGCCTTTGGTTAACGACTGTCAAATCGTTGATGTTGCTGCTTTGACGGCGTCTTTGAAGTTTCTGCCATTGTATTTGTCACGCACAAGACGTTGTATGGCACTTGCTTTAGACTCGAACTTACCCTCCTTGTCTTAAATAGCAAGGTTAGCGTTTAAGCCCTTTGCTATCGAATTCAAAAAGGCTAACTCTTGAGGAGAAAATTATCAGAACTCCAACTTAGAAACCGCAGCGCCTTCTTAGTAAATTCTCAGTTGCGCATAGTCCATGCCTTCTGGAATTGTAACATGCTTTGCATCTGCTGATGTATGAGTGCGGAGCCATTCAGCTTACTCTTTAGGGCTCAAGCCTCAAGCCATGTTTCACCAGGCATGGATGACAAACTTTATGTTTTCTTCAACAATTCCTCAGTGGCCGACAACATGTTCTACCGCAAGAGGGTAATCACTGTCTATATCTTTTTATGCTTTAGTTCCTACAGCGTGTAATGCAAGGTTGAACGCATCAATTCGGTTCTCCATGAGAGTCAGATCAGCAATAGGCCAAGTTGTTATTATAGCAGTTCCAGCCCGGTAAGCGTAAGGCGTTTACAGGTCTTAGTTTGCAGCGACATACCAATGTCCTTCATATGCCACGAGTACGTATTTCAGGTCTGAGTAGGGTGGTTGCTCATCTCATTAGTCATAATAAACGAATGGTAATTTTAGTGCTCTGAGTATGGCAATAGCTGAATAAGTTGGCATTAAGGCATCAGTGTTTTGTTTCAGTTTCTTTTCGGCAAGTGCGAAATCTGGGGCGGATTGGTCTAAGTATTGGATTGCTAGTGCTCACGCTTTCTCTATTGGTACTTCCAGTGCTATGCTGAGGGCTTCTAGGAAACAATCGTTGTTTTCTCCGTTTGTAG